ACTTAAAGAAGTATTACCTGAGGATTTACAGAAATTGGTTATTAAGACTCAAGAGTATGTAGATTTAACTGTGTTGTCTGAGGATATTTTATATCATAGAAAGATGGATGCAGCTTTGCTAAAGCCGGCTATGACAACATCAGAAACAGTACGTTTAAATGTTAAGAAGATAAAAGGAGGGAAGAGTGCGTAAAACAGCCATAATCGTAGATATTGACAATACGATTCTTGATAGTAGAGTGATGGAGCAATACATTCCGGAGGATACTAAATCAAAAGAAGGGTGGAATAATTTTCATGATAATTTACACAGGTGTGTTAAGAATAGCTGGGTATATAATTTAATATATACAGCCAAATTGAATTATGACCATATCTTTTTTCTTACTTCAAGGGAAGATACTCCAAAAGTTAGAAGTTTAACAGAGCTTACTCTTAAAAGAATGAACTTTAAAAATTTCACATTGATAATGCGTCCTGAGGGCAATTATTTTCCGCAAGAGGTTGTTAAAGCCTTTTTATACAACCTTTTTATAAAGCCTACAGATTATAAAATAGAATTTGCAATCGATGATAATGAAGATATCATAGGTATGTGGAAATCTTTAGGCATAAATACGCTAAAGTGTGATTTTTGTGCTATTGTTGGAGCTACTAATGTACAAAGTAACAGCTAAAATAGATGGAATTTATTTTAACAAACACACCTATCCTAATGAACTTAGAAAGTTTTGCAAAAATATCGGAAAGTGTGGAAAGCATCTTAGATCTATTTGCTACAAACAGCTTATAGAGACGGATGAAGTGCATTGTAATATGATGTATGGATTCATAGAACGCTATGATGAAGAGTTGAAAAAGCATACAGATAAGAAGAAAAAGTAAAGGAGAAGTTTATGGATTTAGATAAGACCGAGATTAGTTTTGAAACAGGTGTATCTTTTGAGCTTGGTGGAGTTTGGTATAAGATGAGCGGGGGATTTAAAAAAGAAGTTCCTGTGGATAAAGTGGATGAAGAATTCAACAAAATGAGAGACTTTGTTAATAACAAAATTAATGAAGAGCAGGAAGACATTTATAAACAGTTTAATAAATCAAAAGAAATTCCGAAACCTTTGGCGCAGTAACTCAACAACACTTAACAGAATCGTTTTTAACCCCTCTAAAAATTGTTTTAGGTGTGTTTGTACCTAGTGTGGAGTAAACACTCGTTAGAGACGCTCAGCAAAGTATTACGCTAAATGTTTTGTTGTTTACAGGGGTTGTTTTATGTAGTATATTAAAAATACGAAGTTTAAAAACGATGTTTGCCTAAGAATCGCTAAAAAAGAATAGTTCTACACATTCCCTCTTTAGGCACGGTTCTTAGGCAGAGAAACTTCATATACTAAAGAGGGATTTTCTTTTTGTAATCTAATACTAGGAGGTTAAGGTGTCTGGAACAACTTTTCATAGAACTAAAAAAGAGAGAAATTATAGTGTTATAGATAATACTATACTAAAAGACTCACGAGCATCTTTTAGGGCTAAAGGGCTGATGTGTTATCTACTAAGCCTTCCGGAAGATTGGAAAATATATTTAAAAGAAATTCAGAACCACGTTTCTGACGGAAAAGATTCACTAAGTAGTGCTATAACAGAACTAGAAAACCTAGGCTATTTAAAAAAGGAATTAAATCCTAAAATAGGGGGCAGGTTTTCTGGGTATTCTTTTGAAATAATAGAGAGTCCTATTATATCCGAACAACCTGTAAACATTGTTACCGAAGAACATATAAACAATGTTGACTGTTGCGGGAATACCGCATCGGTCAGCCCGCATCTACTAAGTACTAATAAACAAAGTACTAATACAGTATCTAATATAGTATCTAAAGATACTATATTATCTACTGGTGGGGAGAAAGATGAAGAGCCGAATAATATAGATAATACTATTATAGGGAATACCTCTAAAAAACCCCCTACCCCCTTTTCTGAAGATCCTAAGTTTGCTAAGCTATCTAAATTTTCTGTGGCAAGGGCTAAACCAGGAAAAAAGACACTAACAAATCTTATAGCGAATTATACAGATGATGAAAAATTAAGAAATGCTTTGGAGTTATTTTTAAATCATTTTAGACAGCTAAGTAGGCAGCAATTTCCATCCTGTGTTAGCTTCGAATCTATGCTTTTAACCTTAACAGCCTTATCTGAGCAGTATAAGAAAGATAAGTACGATATAGTGATGGGAAGTATTGAGAGAAATTGGAAAGGCTTTTATGTTCAAGAAGATTTTAATCCGCCCGGATGTGGCGGAAATAAATCCAGCAATGGGGTATACTACCCAGACCCCGCTGATAGAAGTACAACAGACGAGCAAAGAAAAGCTATAGTAGAGCATTCAAAAAGAATGGCTACTGAAGAAGGACGAGAAGAAGCTAAAAAAGGATTAAGTAAAAGGGTGTATTAGTGGAATTAGATTACAAATTTGATAGCGAAGCGTGTTGGTATAATATAATTTGTCCAGAGTTTGGAACAGAGTCTTGTGCAAATGGCTGTCTTAGACATTTAGAAATGTCGCATTTAATGAATAATGCGTTAATTCCTAAAAAGCTGCAAAAAAGGCACGATTTAATTCCTTATGAGATAGATGAGCCTGCGTTTGATTTATTAAACGATGTAAAAAAGAATATTTTTGAGTTTGTTAAAAACGGGGAAAATTTATACATATTTTCTGAAACTTGCGGGAACGGTAAGACCACGTGGGCTATAAAACTTCTTCAAAGCTATTTTGACAAGGTGTGGTATGGCAATAGATTTAAAACAAGAGGTCTTTACGTAAATCAATCCACTTTTTTAGTTGACCTTAGAAAAAGAATGTTTAAAAAAGAAGAAAGTAGCGAGGATATTGAAAACCTCATTTATAGTGTAGACTTAGTTGTTTGGGATGATATAGGAGCGAGTAATTTAAAAGATTTTGATTTCTTAAATATGTACTCAATAATAGATTATAGATTGGCTAATGGTTTAAGCAACATATACACAAGTAATTTATCCCAAGACGACTTTGTAAAAAGTTTAGGGAAAAAATTATATAGTAGAATTTGTAAATCTTCGATAGCAGTAGAGTTTAAAGGTGATGATAGGAGGGGCGAATGTTAAATACGGAGCGGGTAGAAAGCATAAAAAGTTTTATTAGGGATTGTGCCAGTACAGATTTATATTCAGAAGGTCTTTTGGAAATGTCGGAAGAAGTTTTAAACACTTGCGCCGATTCCATTCATAATACAAATTTTGATGTATTTTTAAAACAAAGTTCTATTAATGAAATAGTTCTTATGTTTATGCTAATAGGATATTTATTGAAGGTAGAACAAGATAGATACGATTTAGATAGATTATATGAGGAAGAGTAAGGAGAAGTTAAATGTACATTGGATGGAATTTGAATGAAAGAATGCTAATTGCTATGAACTCTGAGGAATTTGAAAATAGATACCCCATTGTTCAAGCTCATTTAAGATTAGGGTATTTTCAAGGAAAAAGTTTTCCTAGCGTTTATATAGAATTTATAGGTTTGTGTCCTTGCGAGCATCATTCTTTAAAAATATCAAAAGAAAATTCAGAGTTGATTGAAAAAATGAAGTCTGAATTACTTAGAACATTAGTTGAAACTATGGGAACATCTTTTTATTTTGTAGACACCTATGAACCTAGTGTAATAAAAAGATTTATAGATTTTGGAGAATGTGAGTTTTCAACATCAGGAAATCGTTATATGGCTATACCTACTACAGAACAATTAGACTTGGATAGGAAATAACAATGATACAAGCTCAAGTAATCTCGTATGTGATTAAATCTAAGAATTTTAATTTTTTGGTTTATCATAATTTAGAAGTTTCTTATTTTGGATTATATTCGGACGAGTATAACTATCTCGTAGAGCATTATAAAAAATTCGGAAATGTTCCAGATAAAGAAACTTTTATTTATAGATTTCCAGAATTTGATTATGTGGATGTCAACGAATCTGAAGACTTTTTAATCCAGGAATTGCTTAGAGATAAAGTAACTAACGAGTCCGCTCAAATTATCAATGAGTATAGCCAAGAGATGGATTTTGGAGATCCCACTGAGGCGTACTTAAAAGCCAAAACAAAATTTTCATCTTTAAATATACATATTCAAATTCCTGTTAAGGATTTTGTAAAGGATTCTCAAGAACGTTTTGATATGTGTGTTAATAAGAAAGAAATTAAAGATGATAGGTTGATAAAAACTAGATTGCAAGAGTTTAATAAACTTATTTATGGATGGGCGAGAGACGAAGATTTAGTAATTTTGCAGGCTCGCCCGAATCAGGGCAAATCTTGGATAGCCGGAATGTGTTTATTAGATGCATGGTTATTGGGCGAAAATGTTGGAATATTTACTGGAGAAATGTCTCACAATTCTAACTTTTATAGATTAGATACATTGTATGGAAATTTTTCAAATACGGCTTTAAAATTAGGAACACTATCAAACATAGATGAGTATCAAAGGTATATTGAGAGTTTAAAGGAGCATAAGAATAAATTTGTTAGTGTGGATAGACAGTCGTTAAATAACAAAGCTACGGTGTCTAAATTAGAGGCTGTTATAGAAAGAAATGAACTGAATTTGTTTGTTATAGACCAACTATCTTTTATGCAGGATGAAAAGAAAACCAGAGGAGACCAGCGGAGAGACGAGTTAGGACATATAACAGACGATTTATTAAATTTATCTATGAAGTATAAACTTCCTATAATAGCGGTAAACCAGCAAAAAAGAGGAACTAAATCAGATAAGGATAAAAGCGGTGAAATTGAGGATTTGGCAGAATCTGATAAAATAGGACAAAATGCTACCAGAATAATATCCATAAGACAGGTCGGAGACGGTTTGGAATTGTATAAAGCTAAGGATAGGCATTTTGGCGGAGTTGGTGACTCTGTAATGTATAGGTGGAATATTGATATGGGACGCTTTGATTATATTCCCGGAGAGCAAGATAGAGAACGAAAAGTTCAACAAAGAGGGCAAGTAAAAGAAGGAACAGATGTATTTTAAAAGGAGAAGAATATGCAAAAAGTTTCAATGGATAAAAAATGTAAAGAGTGCGGGAGTGAGGAATTAGAAGCTTTTGGTTACTGCCCTACAGGGCGTAGGCAAATACGTTGTTCTAAATGCGGTAGCCGTCGCTTGGAGGATAAAGAAAAATGCTCAAAGTAGGAAACGTAGAAATAATAACTCCTTTAATAGACATCATTCACGAATTAAAAGCTCAATTAGCGGTTAATGGAATAGAGAGATTTTATAAAATAAAGGAGTTAAATAGCGATGTAATGGTTTGTTGTCCAATACACACTTCCAAAAAAACGGGGGAAGTTGGACAAGAGACTAAACCTTCTTGCGGAATATCTAAGCACGAAATAGATGAAGTACCTGCGGGAAGGGTTCATTGCTTTTCTTGTGGATACACATCTTCTTTAACTGAACTCATATCTGCATGCTTTGGTTATGATGATATGGGTAGATTTGGAGTTAATTGGCTTTTAGATAACTTCGTAAGTATAGAATCTAAACCAAGTAGCAGAATTCCTACTATTCAGGTAAGACAGCGGCAGCCAAAATTATCACAAACCCAAGACTTTATAACGGAGAACGAGCTCGATGGGTATAGATTTATACATCCTTATATGTATAAAAGGAGATTGACGGATGAGATTATTGAAAAATTCGATGTTGGCTACGACTCTTGTTTTAGATTAAAAGATAAAGATGGAAATTTATTACCATCTATTGAATGTATTACTTTTCCTGTATGGGATAGTAAAGGAAATTGCGTTTTTGTAGCTCGTAGAGCCATTCATACTAAGTTTTTTCACTACCCGACGGATGCAGATAAGCCTGTATATGGATTAAATTTTATACCTAGGCGTATTAGGTCCGTGGTAGTATGCGAGTCCATTTTTAATGCGCTGACGTGTTGGGCTTACGGTTATCCAGCTATTGCTTTAATAGGTACTGGCTCGTATGAACAGATTGAAATTCTGAATAAATCTCACATTAGTAGATTTGTATTAGCTTTAGATCCGGATGAAGCGGGGTATAAGGGTAAGTTAAGGCTGAGAAATAAATTAAGTAAAACTAAATTAATATCTGAATTGGAAATTCCGCAGGGTAAAGATGTAAACGATTTGAGTAAAGAAGAATTTGATAGTTTACCAGAGTATAGAGTAAATCATTTAGATAATGTTCAGTATAAGAAAATGATAGATGCTTTGAAAAAATAGTTTGGAGGAAATATGGATAAGTGTGAGTGTAGTCAGTACAAAAACGCTATTGAGAGAATTAAACAATTAGAAAGGGAAAATTCAAAGTTTGAGAACAGAATTAAAAACTGTGCAATGTGTCAGACCCGTAAGCGTTTGGAGGAGAAAGATGCCTTGAAAAAGGAAGAAAAATTAAACTCAAAAGTTGAATAATTGTATATATTAAATGTTTACAAAAGTTTATAAAAAAATTGTTTACAATACTAAATTTATATGTTAATATTAACCCATAATCAAAAACAACACATTTTTACACGATAGTAAATCGAGGAGCAATAAATGGGTCTGTCAAAAAACATAACTGGTTTTAAATTTGGAAAACTGGTAGCTTTAGAGCCTACCGACAAATTTAGACATAGAAGCACAATATGGTTATGTAAGTGCGATTGCGGAAATACTCATGAAGTTCCTATAAATGACTTAACTGCCGGAAAAGTAAAATCTTGTGGTTGTAATCATAATATGTCGGGTACTAGATTTCATTCAATATGGGCTAGTATGAAGAATAGATGCCTGAATATAGCGAATTTACACTACCCATACTATGGGGGTCGTGGAATAACTTGCACAGAGTATTTAGAGTTTATTCCTTTTATGCAAGACCACTATGAGTCTTATTTAAAAGCTTGTGAAGAATTAGGAGAAAAGAACGTAACCATAGATAGAATAAATGTCGATGGAAACTACGAAAAAGAAAATATTAGATGGGTTACTACGAAAGTTCAAAATAGCAATAAAACAACAAATAAAAAATTTAAAGCAATTTCTCCTACTGGAGAGGAGTTTGTAAGCAATAATCAGAAACATTTTTCTATTGAACACAATCTTCAGCAACAAAATATACATTTATGTTTAAAAGGAATTAACAAACAGCACAAAGGTTGGAAATTTAATTATTTGGAGGCGGCATAATATGGCTCACGGTTTTGAGGATAATAACTCCTTTTTTAGTGTTAAAAAACGTCCCTGGCATAAATTTGGAACTGTAGTTGAAGAGGCTCCTTCAATCGAAGAGGGCATAAAACTAGCGGGTTTAAATTGGAATGTAGAATTGGATGATTTATACACACCTGACAATATTAAAGTTCCTAGTAAAGCCGCTTATAGAATGTTGAACGATAAAAAACATATTTTAGGAGTTGTCGGAAGTAATTACAGACCCCTTCAAAATGTAGAAGCTTTTGATTGGTTTCAGCCTTACTTAGAATCGGGATTAGTTTCATTAGAAACAGCCGGTTGTTTATTTAGCGGTAAGAAGGTATTCATACTCGCTAAGATAAAAGATGCCAACTTACAAGTTTGTGAGGGGGATGAGGTTGAAAGGTTTATTCTTTTATCTAATTCTCACGATGGTACAACATCGGCAAGGGTAGGATTTACTCCTGTTAGGGCGGTTTGCAACAATACTCTTAAAATGGCTGAGGAACACGAGTTGAGCCAGCTAATAAGAGTACGGCATACAACTAAAATATTAGATAACCTTCAAGAATTAAGAAATATAATGGATTTGGTAAATATTAATTTTAAAACCACAGTAGAGCATTATAAGTGCTTGTACTACACAGATATTAATAGCGCTGATTTAGAAAATTATGTTCAGCAAGTTTTTTCCACAAAATCGTTGGATAAGATGTTTGAAAGTACGGAGGAAGATGAGAAGGAACAAATAGAACAAGCCAGAACAAGGTTGTTAAATCGTGTCGAGGAAATTTTTGAATTAGATCCTGCAAGAGGTACACTTTGGGGAGCTTACAATGCGGCTCAAGGTTATATCCAACATGTCAGGGGTACTGAAAAAACTTCCGAAGATTCGAGATATCAAAATCTATGGTTTGGAGATGGAGATAGGCTTAATAGAAAAGCCTTATCGGTAGCGTTGAGTTTAGTAGACTAAAAACTATAAGGATATTTGCAGCAACTAAATTTGCATTTTAACTGAAAATTAAAAGATGTTGGTTCGAGTCCAGCCGTATGTCGAAAGATGTATGTAACTCAATTGGTAGAGATAAGCAAAAAAAGATATCCTGATTATTTTAAGAAAATATAAGAATGCTTGCAGCGAAAATAAATTCAAAAACTTTTTTCAAGCAAAAGAATACGAATAAAAAGGCATTCTGAAATTACAATATTATAGGAATAGTAACAGCATTTTATTGTTGCATTAGGAGCCGGGTATCGTAGGTTCGAATCCTACACCCCCGAATAACGGGGGTTAGCTTAGAGGTCTAAAGCACCGTATACAAACAAATTCTATTCCGTAAAAACTTATAAGAATGGTAACAGCAAACATAAAAAAATATTATGTAATAGGTTCGATTCCTATGATTTACGCCACAGTGAATCTAGCTCAATTGGTAGAGCAAATATAAAAAATGCCATTCTGTTAAATTTTAGGATTACTTACAGCAAGTAATAAATCGGTGAAGCGATAAACAGTAGTCTGGAGCATATTAAGAGAGGATATACAAATGAGCAAATTATTAAAAGGTATCACTAGGAGAGAAAGCCGTACAGAAAATGGCGCCGTAACCAACTCAACTACTTTGAATCCGGTATTGGATTTATTTAGTTTAGCAGGAGCTTCGAGACAACTTACAGAAGCTCAAATTATTTCAAAGTTTAGTTTGGCTTATAATACTAACAAAGAACTAACTTTAAGATTGCTATTCTGGGCGGGTGATGTTCGAGAAGGAGCCGGAGAAAGAAGATTTTTTAGAGTAGGTTTGGGTTGGTTATGGAATAATCATCCTGAAATAGCTTTAAATAATATTGAAAATATTCCGTTTTTCAGTAGAGTTGATAGTTTGTTCAGCATTAAAAATCCAAAAGTGTACGAATATTTATATACAAAACTAAAAGCCAAAGATGGTTTAGTGGGTAAGTGGATGCCTCGTAAAAAGCAATATGATAATTTTGGAGATGGCTTTAGACGTCACTTTAAAATGAGTTTGAAATACTATAGACAGCTTATTGTACAGGCTACAGAAGTAGTGGAAAACAAAATGTGCGATAACGAATGGGCTGGCATAAACTATAGCCACGTTCCTAGCTGCGCCTTTAAAAACTATAGAGGCGCTTTTAAAAAGCATGACGAAAGCAGATTTAATAAATTTATAGAAAAAGCAAATAATGGCGAAGTTAAGATAAATGCTAAATCTATATTTCCTCACGATATAGTGTGTGAATTTATGCGCAATAAGTATTCTTCAAACAGAAAGGCTATCGATGCTCAGTGGAAGAATCTTCCAGATTTGCTAAAAGGCAATATTGAAAATATACTTCCGGTATGTGATACATCGGCGAGCATGACTACAGAAGTATCCGGAAAGGTGAGAGCTATAGATGTTTGTTTAGCGCTGGGAATATATGTTTCTGAGAGAATGGGCGGCGCATTTAAAGATAACTTCTTAACATTTAGCCGTAACCCGAAATTACAAACTTTAAAAGGAAATGTTTGTGATAGAATTGAACAAGTCAATACCGGAGAGGTAGCTAATACGGATTTGAAAAGAGTATTTGAACTTATTTTAGATACGGCTGTTAGAGATAATTTATCTCAAGAGGATTTACCATCGAAAGTCCTTATATTATCGGATATGGAGTTTGACAGAGCCTGTGATAATAACTCTACGACTAACTTCGAGTATATAGATAGAAGGTTTACCTCCGCCGGCTATAAAAGACCTCAAATTGTATTTTGGAATCTGGCTAGCAGAAGTACATCCAATTATCCTGTTCAGATTGGAACAGCTGGAACAGCTTTGGTGTCAGGGTTCTCGCCTAATGTTTTAAAATGTGTATTAGGAGGTTTGGAAACACCTGAGCAGACAATGCTTAAAACTTTAAATGATGAAAGATACAGTATAATTAATTTTTAGATAGACGTTTAGTAAAAGGAAAGTGAGAGAAGAGTATGGTAAGAGTAAATCGTCAGGATGCTGACAATTACAAATCTTTTGATTATGATTTTTTTGGACTAAAAGACCATAATCATGCGGCGGAGGTAAGACTATTTTACAGTGACCCTGATGAGATTCAGTATGATGCTGTTCACAGAGTTGTTATAGACCAAGTAAGTAAGAAAGAAAAATGGGTTGATTGCTTGAGAGTTCATACTGACCCTATTGAAAAATGTCCATTTTGTCAAGCCGGGATGCCGGTACAGCTAAAATTGTTCTTACAACTTTACGTGGTGAATAAGATAATAGGCTCAGAAGTAACTCCTGTAAATAGACCGGCTATTTTTGAACGTGGCAAAGGTTATGGAGACGTTGTTAGCACGGCTCTTAGAAGGGCTAAACTTCCGCTAGTGGCTAATATCTTCGAAATTGTTAGAAGCGGGGCTGCTAAAAGTAAGGAAACAACATACCCTATGAGCTTACTTCCCCAAAACGAGCCGGATAATACTGTTTTAGAGGACTTGGGAGAGCCTGTAGAAAGAGAAAAGATAATTCTTATAAAAACAGTTGATGAGATGAATTTTTATCTACAGCACGGGCAGTTTGAAAATACAGAAACAGATTCTAACAATACACCGCCTGTTCAAAGAAGGACACAAGTAAATAGGCAGGCACCTGCCCCATATTAGGCAGATAAGTCGAGTGAGCGTGAATTAAACTGATAGTTGGAGATTTAGAATGGGTTTTATGAAAACCCCTAGAACTAGCTCTAGGGCAGAAAATTCAAATATTGCGAAGAGGGCTAGTTCTAAGTCTAAATCGGTAGCGGTCGCCGGTAAAAAAACAGGAAATACGCTTATTGATAGAATAAATAATATCATAGCGTTGGTGAATAAAACTTTTCCTAATAAATCGGATTATATACTTTTAAAAACTCCTGAAGAATTTAAAAATTTTGTTGATAAGATTATAGAAGCCGGTTTGTATGCTTATGATACAGAAACGAGTAGTTTGGATCCTATATCATGCGATTTAGCTGGATTCAGTTTTTACATAAAAGGTGAAAAACCGGCTTATGTTTCTGTAGGACATGTAAACTACATAACGGGCGAAAAATTAGATAATCAAATGCCTATAGATGTAGTTAAAGAACAGTTGGCTAGGTTGTTAGACGTTCCTGTTATAATGCACAATGCTAAGTTTGATATAAGAGTTATTAGAAATAAATTAGATTTAGATTTTGCTCAGAGTTTATATTGGGATACTATAATCGGCGCTCATTTGTTAAATGAGTTGGATAAAAAAGGGTTAAAGTGGCAGTGGAATAATTATTGTTGCACTGACGAAAGCGAAAAATCTTTAGATTATGAATCTTTGTTTGACGGACTTCCTTTCACTTTAATTCCGATACATTCTGGTTATTTGTACGCCGCTAAGGATACTAAAATGACTTTCGATTTATACGAATTCCAAAAACCTTATTTAACAGAGGATAGCGAAGTTTGTAAGGCTAGAAAAATGGAAAAGTTAGCTAAGTTATTTCACGAAGTAGAAGTGCCGTTGGTAGGTGTTACAGCTGAGATGGAAGATAATGGAGTAAGCCTTGATTTAAAAGTAGCTGAAGAACTTTCTGTGGAATATCACGAAAAACTAAAACAAAAAGAAGAAAGTTTTTACAAGATTTGTGAAATGTATTCTAAGCAAATATCTGACTATAAACTTAGAAATCCAAAGCACGGCTTAGACCAAAAAATAAACTATAACAGTCCCACACAGGTTGGAACATTGATTTATGCTATTTTAAAATTGGAAAGCCCTGATAAGAGAGATAAAAAAACCACAGGGTCTAAAATTTTAGTAAAAATAAACCATCCAATATGTAAGGCTATTTTAGAGTGCAGAGGGGTAGCAAAATTACTAGGAACATATATAGATAAACTTCCTGGAGAATTACATTCTAAGACTGGTAAAATTCATGCTAATTTTAATCAGGTGGGAACAGAAACTGGACGGTATAGTTCGGATGACCCCAATCTTCAAAATATTCCAAGTAAAGATAAAAAAATAAGAACAATGTTTGTTCCATCCTTAAACTGTTATTTAATATCGTGTGACTTTTCCCAACAAGAACCGAGAGTTCTGGCTCACTTTAGTCAGGATGAGATCCTAATAGAAGCATACAGGCAGGGTAAGGATATATACGCTTTCTTAGGTGAGAAAGTATTCAAGGTAGCCTATGAAGATTGCTTGGAGAAAAGAGCAGACGGAACTGCAAATCCAGAAGGTAAAGTCAGAAGAGACAAAATGAAAATCATAGTTTTGGCTTTGATGTATGGCTTAGAGCTGAAATCTCTGGCAGAAAGTCTTAAAGTAACTATTCAAGAAGCTGCGAGCATCAAAGCTTCCTTTTTCAAAGCTTTTCCTAGCGTAGATATTTGGATAAATAATTTATTAGATAATGCCCACATAAATGGATATGTAGAAACGGCATGGGGCAGGAGAAGAAGATTGGCTAATATGCTACTCTCCACTTACGAATTTAGCTATATAGAAGGAAAGAGAACAGACATAGACCCGTTGTTTGATTCGTTACTAGAGGATAGTGAAAATATATCAACAGAGGTAGACCCTTACTTAGTAGATAAATATACTAATGCTCTTATCAAAGCTAGAAATTTTAAAGAAATAAATAATATTAAAGAATCTGCTAAATCTGAGGGAATAAAAATAAAAGATAATTCTTTTATCATAGGTGAAGCTGAGAGACAGTCGAGAAATAGTCCTATACAAGGTAGTTCGGGAGATATGGTAAAGAATGCAATGGTACGTCTTAGAAATTTAAAAATTCAAGAAAAATGGATACAGCAAGGTAAACTAACTAATGTGGTAGATTTGGAAGTTTATAAATTAGCTAAGGAATTTGAGCAAATAGGTGGAAGAATTATCTTACAAATCCACGATGAGCTTATGCTAGAAGCTCCTATAGAAAATGTAAAAAGAGCAGCCGAGATAGTTTCTCAGGTTATGATTAAATCAGCTGCTAGCGTAATAAGCGTACCGATGAAATGTGATATATCTATAACTTCTAGATGGAATGGAGAAGAATTAAAAAATGCTTCATGAAGATATAACTAAAATATGTGGAATTTATTGGATTTTTAACAAGTTCGATGGAAAATGCTACATTGGGCAGAGTAAAAATTGTAATAAAAGATTTAAAGACCATAAAATAATGTTAAGTTGCAATAAACATTCTAATCCGCATCTACAATCAGCTTGGAATTTGTATGGCTCCGAAAACTTCAAATTTGAAGTTTTGGAAGAATGCGAACCCGAAGAATTAAATGCTTTAGAGTTGGAATGGTTGAATTACTTTGGGGGCTATAATAATTCAGAAACTTATAATCAAGGAAGTATTACTGGAGGCAGTATAAGTGAAGAAGTAAAGTTAAAAATAGGCAGAGCTAATAAATACAAAAGATTAGGAAAGCCGCTATCTGCGGAAACTAAGTTAAAAATAGGACAAGCTAATAGTATAAGCTTATTAGGTAATATTATTCCAGAAGAGGTTAGACAAAAAATAAGTAATACCTTAAAAGGTAGAAAATCTCCAACATTGGGATTAAAACATTCCGAAGAAACAAGAAAAAAAATGAGCGATTCTCATAAAGGTAGAATTCCTTGGAATAAGGGTTTAACAAAAGAAGACCCCAGAGTAGCTAAAATGTATGATAAAAAGGAGTCTTTATGAGTATCGTTTTATATTTTGCTGGTAAACAATGCGAAGAAGCCATTGAACATATTTACAAAAAAGGCGGGCACAAGCTGTATAGTCAGTACACTGAGAGAAAGGACATTGAATCTTGGAAAAATAAATACCTCAGTAAGCACAATAAACTTTTGATTGATAGTGGAGCTTTTACAGCTCATACTAAGCATAAAATGATTAACGTAGACGAATACATCGATTATATTAATTCTTTTACATCATCGGATGTTTACTTTGTTCAATTAGACCACATTCCTGGAATTTTTGGAATGCCTAGAACAAAAGAACACGTTACAGAATCCGCAGAAAAAAGTTGGGAAAACTTCGTTTATATGCTTGATAAAGTTAATTGCCCAGATAGATTACTTCCTGTATTTCACTTAGGTGAGGATTTAAAATATTTAGACAGAATTCTTAACACTAAATTTAACGGAAAGTATTTAGATTATATCGGTTTCGGGGGGTTAAGTATCAGGTCAAATAGAGATAGAGACGTTCATTTAGAGAGGGCTAGAAGGGTTGTGAACAGTAGTAAAAATCCAAATGTTAAGGTTCACGCCTTTGGGGTAACTACCTTCAAGCTGCTGGAAAAATACCCTTTTTACAGCTGTGACTCTTCTACTTGGATTCAAAATTCAACAATGGGATCTATTATAACTCCTAAGGGAGGTTACGTGGTGAGTGATACTAGGATAAAAGATCCTGCACACGTGTGTAACATGCCTAAGGCGATATACGAAGGGCTTGAAAAATATGTAAATTCATTGGGATTTGATTTAGATAAATTAAGAAAAGATTACAAAGAGAGATTAAAGTTTGATATTGAGTATTACATAAACAGATCTAAAAAGTTTAAATATAATTCAGATTTAGGTAACAAGGCAAGATTTATAATGGAGAGTGTAAATGTTTAAAATTAGAAGAACCTTTGAAGTAGCTGGGGCTCATAAATTAGATTTGGATTACGAAAGCAAGTGCAAAAATTGTCACGGGCATAATTGGTCCATAATTGTAGAACTGTCTTCCCCTTGTTTAGACAGAAATAGTATGATAATGGATTTTGGAAGACTTAAAGATATATTCCAAGCTAGAATCCATAGTAAATTAGACCATAAAAATTTGAACGAGGAGTTAAATTTTAACCCTACTGCTGAGAACATAGCTAAATGGGTTTATGAATCTATCAATAGAGAGTTGGTTATACAATACAATGAGCAGCCCCTTATAAAATGCTCAAAGGTTGTAGTCGTAGAATCAGTTAATAACGAAGCGGAGTATTCAGAATGCTAAAAGTTAATGAAATATTTTCCAGCATAGAGGGTGAGGGTAAAAGAACGGGGTATTTAACTACTTTTATCAGGTTGGCGGGATGTAACCTTAGATGTAGTTATTGTGATACTAAATATGCTCAAACAGAAGAGGAATATACTCTAATGTCTAGTGAGGATATTGTAAGTAAGATAAAGACAGACTGCGTTACTTTGACAGGCGGAGAGCCATTAATTCACCAAGAAGTGGAAAAATTAATATCTGATTTAATGATAGCTGATAAATTCACCAACATAGAAACTAATGGAAGTGTATTTTTAGCTAAGTTTATAGAATTAAGGTATAAATTGAGGAGAAGTAAATTTTTCTTTACTATGGATATAAAATGTCCCTCTAGCGGAATGCACAAAAATAATAATTTTGAAAATTTAAAACTGCTAAATAATTTAGACGTTATTAAATTTGTAGTAGGAAGTGAAGAAGATTTATATTACGCAAAAACTATTATAGAAAGTATTAAAACAGAGGCTGTTCCGTATATCAGTCCTGTATTTGGTTTTTACCCGCCGTTAGTAGTTGATTTTATCAAAGAGAATGATTTAAAGGCTGTTTTTCAGCTCCAACTTCACAAATACATTTGGGATCCGAATAAGAGAGGCGTATAATGGGTAAAGTTATTTTTGTTCCAATAGAGAGAATAGATAGACGGTATAGCAATCAGTGGTTTGATTGGTTTATGGCTAGCTTTAAGCGTTTCGATAAAGAAGTTTTAGTTGTCGGGGATACTAATTTAAAAGAAATAAAAGTCGGGCAGTTTTTGGATGTGTATGACACTAATAGCTATAAACTAGGACAGTTACAAGAAATAATTGAATTGCTCAAGATTCATAATGATATTGATTGTATATTCTTTATGGATTACTGGTTCCCAGGAGTAGAGGCATTAGCCTATATCAGAGATAACGCTCGTATGAATTTTAGAATTAAAGGAATGCTTCATGCTGGGACATACGACGACTACGACTTTATAACGCAAAATGGATGTGGAGTATGGGGAGAGGACTTTGAAAAATCCATTCTCAAAATTGCCGATGAGGTATTTGTAGGATCTCAATTGCATAGACAGGAAATAGTTCAAAGACGTGGCGAACTGTGTAAAATAACTGTAGTAGATTATCCCGTTTATGAATGCTCAGAGTATCTCTCATACACCGAGAATAAAGAAAATATAGTGATATTTCCTCATAGATTAGGAAAAGATAAACAACCGGAATTATTCAAAGTCATTGAAGAAATGTATAAAGACAAATATCCATATTCAAATATTGAGTTCATTAGAACTTTGGATTATAATTTGACTAAGGGAGCCTATTATACTCTACTTGCAAAAAGTAAAGCTGTTATAAGTTTCGCTACTCACGAATTGTTCGGAATAGCTATGTTAGAGGCAGTTAATTTAAAATGTTATCCTATAGCTCCTAATAGACTAGCGTATAAAGAGACCCTAAAAGAATATCCTCTATACAACACTTTGGGAGAAGCTGTAGATTTAATAAGATTAGCTATGGGAGAAGATATTAAATTTTATCCAATGAGATATTCAAGTAACGTAGATAATATAATTTCTTTAGTATAAAAAGGAGTGAAATTATGAAAACAGCTATAATAGTTAATCTTCAAGTAGAGGGCGTGCATAGTTGGGAAAACTGTCCAATACAGGAGGTAGCTTTTTTAAGAAATTCTCATAGGCATATGTTCCACATTAAAGTAGAAAAAGAAGTAACTCATGATGATAGGGATATAGAAATTATTCAATTCAAGAGAGATATCTTAACTTACCTGCATAAATCTTTTTACAACGACGATGATAGATGTTTATGGCTAAGAAATTTAAGTTGTGAGCAGCTGGCTAAGCGAATTTTAAATCAGTTCCAGTGTGACAGCGTTCAAGTATTAGAGGATGGTGAAAATGGAGCTGTTGCGTATGTTTAATTTAATATTAAATTTAATAGTTGGAATAGGTGTAGGAGTGGTTTGTGGTTTCATTTACCTTCCGTGTCCAGCCCCTATTAATTTTGGAGGAATTGTGGCAATTTTAGGCATATATTTAGGATATTCTACAGTAAAAGGAGTTTTTCAATAATGGTAACAGACGGAACTAAAGATTTTAATTTAGGTGATTATAATTCTAAAATCCATATTAAAAAAATCTTAGAATATATCGGAGAAAATCCAGATAGAGAGGGTTTAAAAGATACTCCTAAAAGGGTGGTTAATTCTTGGAAGGAGATTTACGGAGGTTATACTAAAAAAGCCGAGGATATTCTAAAAGTGGGCTTTAAGGAATTCGGAAATTATGATGAGTTAATCATTCTAAAAGATTGTGAATTTTACTCTACTTGTGAACATCATATGCTCCCATTTTTTGGAAAAGTTAGCATTGCCTACCTGCCTTCGAGAAAGGTAGTTGGAATATCTAAATTAGCTAGATTGGTGGATATGCACGCTAATAGATTACAGATACAAGAAAAAATGACCGCAGATATTGCTAATGACATTAAAAGAATACTAAAACCTAGAGGGGTCGCTGTCATAGTAGAGGCTCAGCATTTTTGTATGAAGGCTAGAGGAGTACGAAAAAGAGAAAGCCTAATGGTTACATCATCAATGTTAGGATCTTTTAGAACTAACTATAATTTAAGACAGGAATTTTTACAGTTAATAAAAGGATAGAAAAGGAGAACAAAATGTCAAAACTAACAGTAAAAACTGCTATAATGCAGAAACTTTTAAACAAAGTAATGAAGGGGGTTTTGGATAGCCCTTTACTTCCCATAACGTCGATGCTGGGAATTAAATTAGAAGATGGTCTTTTATCTATTTCAGCTTACGATAAGTTGAATTATATAAAGGTAAAGGAAGAACATGTTGTCGGGGATAATTTTGAAATAACAGTTTTAGCTGAAAGATTCAATAAAATTATTCAAAAGACAACCTCAGAGGATATTACTTTAATTAATAAAGTAGACCACTTAGAGTTAAAAGGAAATGGAAATTACAAGCTGGAATTGCCTATTGACCCATCTACAAATGATGTAGTTAAGTTTCCTAATATCCCGCAAATACAAGGAGAGCGGTCTGCCGTAGACCTAAAGACAATCAGGGCAGTTTTGGATTACAATAAATTAGCTTTATCTAGATCCGGAGATATTGTGGCAAGAACTGGATACTACTGCGCCGACAAAGTTATGACAACTAACAATGAAATTATAGTCTTAAATGATGTAAAAGTATTAGATAAGCCATTTTTAGCATCAAGAGAACTATTTGTTTTATTGTCTACTTTATCGGATGAAACTGTTAGTATTCTCAGAAAAGATAAAGAAATAGTATTCGTTACTAAAGATGTTGTAATTTACTCAATGGAGTTAGAGGAAGCTACCGCATTCCAATACGATGTATTTTTACAATACGTAGCATTAGCCCCACAAAGCTCCTGTAAGTTGGCTAAGGCGTTGTTATTAGATGTAATGGATAGGGTTAGCCTATTTATTAACAAACAGGATAATGATGTTCTTAAATTCAAATTTACTCAAGCAGGTTTAGAAGTAAGCAGTAAATCCGAAACCGGAAACGAGCTTATTCCTTACGCAAAAAGCACAAATTTTGGAAACTTCGAGTGCTATGTAATTTACAACTACATTAAGGAAATAATAGCTGCTCAAAAAGATGTAACTGCGGCTGAAGAAAAAAGAGAAGCCTGCGTAGAGTTACAGTACGGAAATGAAAGCGTTCTTAAAATAATAGGAGATAACGTACAGTATGCGTTAGCTCTTGTTTCTGAGGACGTAGTTCAAACACAGCAGCAGGAAGAAGAATCTTTAGCTGAGATTGATGAAATTTCAGAAGATTTAATGACTGAAGATGTTATGGAAGAAGCAGCTTATTAAGTAAAGGAAGATTGATGTCTAGAATTTCTATAAAACAAATACATGGTTTCGTAAATCAGCAAGTTGAAAATATGTCTATAGACAAACAATTCTTGCAGGATTTAGTTATGTCTATTGAAAAGTGTGATGAAAGTAGACCTGCAAGTCGAACATACAAGCCATCATCGTTGCATTGTATGAGAAATATGTATTATCAGATTATAGGAATAACTCCAGATCCATCAAGTATTTCGGCAGCTAATATTGGGGCGGGGGAGTCAGGAACAGATAGACACGAGCGTATACAAAAAGCCGTAATAAGTTTATCTGGAGATAACGAGCAGTATGAATACATAGACGTGGCAGATTATATTAATAAATTTAATATTCCTAATTTAAAGGTTATTAGCAAGACTGCTACTGAGACAAAATGTTTTCATACTGTTTTAAATCTCAGCTTCATGTGCGACGGCATAGTAAGAGTAAGAGATAATTATTATATTTTAGAAATAAAAACTGAAAAATCTATGAAATTTTCAAAAAGAGAGGATATAGAGCCGGAACATAAAACGCAAGGAATTTGCTACTCTATAGCTTTTAATATTCCTCAGATAATTTATTTATATGAAAATAGAGACACATTAGAAAAGAAAACATTTTTGTTTACCGTTCATGAGGCGCTGAAACAAGAAGTTATTAATAAAATTTCAGAATGTGATAACTATGTTTCTAAACTACAAGTTCCTTATAAAACAGAAAATAAGAAAAATTGTTTCTACTGCAAATACAAGTCCACTTGCGAAAAGGATAGATAAATGAAAAATATAGCTGGGATGAAATTTGGAAAACTTATAGCCTTAAATCCGGTAAATAAAAATAAACAAGGTAAGTATATTTGGAGATGTATTTGTGATTGTGGAAATTTCAAAGAAGTTTGTGTTAGTCAATTAGTGAATGGAGATACTAAATCTTGTGGTTGCCTACAGTCCGAAAACGGGGTTAAAAATATAAAACTTGCTATAGAATGTATTAAAAAACACTCTATGCACGGAACCAAATTCTATAGAACTTGGTGGAGTATGAAGTGTAGGTGTACTAAGGTTACTCATCCTCGTTATAAAGATTGGGGCGGAAGAGGCATAACCTGTAATGATTATTTAGACTTTATTCCGTTTATGAAAGATCATTATGAAAATTATTTAAAAGCGTGTAAGGAATTAGGCGAAGAAAATGTAACTATAGATAGAGAAGATAATAATGGTAACTATGTTAAGGATAATATTAGATGGGTAACTATGAAGGTTCAAGCTAAAAATAAACGTCCCAGATCCAAGAAGGTGGTGTAAATATGAGTAGTTATGCTAAAAGGTTTGAACAAATAATAAAAGAAACTTTTCTAAAAGTCCCAAATGTTTCTATAATGAGGCTTCACGATCCTACATCCTCATTTTTAGGAATTAAAAATATATGCGATTTTGAGCTTTATGCCCATCCCTATCTTATGTTTTTAGAGTGCAAAACATCGGCTGGAAATACTTGGAATTTTAGTAACTTATCCAGCAATCAGTTAGAGAGCATGTTAGAGAAAAGTAGTATTACTGGCATATTGGCTGGAGTTGTTTTAGTTTTTTATGATAAAGATCTGACAATATTTGTGGATATACGAGAAATAAAAAGATTGATAAATTCAGGTTGTAAGTCTATTAATACTAATAAGCTGAATGAGGTATCTCATATTGTAGTAAGAGGGCAAAAGAAAAGAACTTACTTTGAGTACGACGGCGCCAATTTATTAATGCTGTTAAAGAGAGAATGCTACAGGAGATGGTGTGTATGAAAACTATTGGATGGGTAATGCCCAACTTTGAAACAGAAGGCAGCGGTGGATTAAAAACCTTATTTGATTTTGTAAATTGCCTTTCAGGTTTATATGAACAGGATATATATGTTAGTAGAACAGAAAAAGTAAAAACGGACGCAGAGGCAAAAGCCATAATTAATAAATATTTTGGAGAAATGCCTGGTGTTAGTATATATTGCGGGCATGACAAAATAAAAGATGATTATTACGATTTATTAATGGCTACTTGGTGCATGACCGCCTTCAAAGTCAATAAAATAAGCGCCAGAGAAAAGGCTTATTTTGTTCAGGATTTAGAGTATATGTTCTTTCCGATGAGCGATTGGTATTTATGGGCTCAGGAATCCTATACTTACGGATTTAAGAGTATTACAATGGGAAGATGGATAGCCAAAGAACTTAAAAAGCTATATAACATAGATTCCAACTCTATTGATTTCTGCGCTGACTTAAGCGTGTACAAACCTTTGAACTTGGAAAGAGAAAAGGCAGTATGTTTCCTATTTCAACCGGAAAAACATAGAAGATGTTGGGAAATGGGCTTAAAAGCTTTGCGCTATGCAAAAGACAGAATACCTGATTTAAAAGTCTATACTTATGGAAGTTTGGAAGGTAGAGACATTATAAAAGAAAAATATCCAGATTTTAAATATTTGGGGCTATTGGATATCAAAATGTGTAACTATCTATATAATATGTGTCAATTAGGCATGTGTTTCAGTCCTACAAACCCAAGTAGAATACCTTTTGAAATGTACGCAGCCGGTTTACCTGTTTTGGACTTCAACTTAGATAATAATAAATATGATTTTGGAGATGATTATAGACCTTTTGTTCCGGAGAGTAACACCTACGATAGTCTTGGAGCTAAAATATGTGAACTGGTTCAGAAGCCCGAAAATTTAGAATTAGCAGGAGCCGATGTTTATAGATTTATGAGAACCAGGAAGTATGATTTGGGTTTTGAGCAGTTTAGAACGGCAGTAAAGGAGCTTATAGGTGTATAGTCTTATTGATGAAAGCGACGTAGTTCTATTTGATGTTTTTGACACTGCCGTGTTCAGAAAGGTCAGTCAACCATCTGAGGTATTCAACTTACTCGGTACGGGTTTTAAATTCAAGAGAATGCAAGCTGAACACGCTGCTGCAACTAAAAACCCCAATATAGACGATATTTATGATGAAATTCCTGAATTAAGTCATCTTAAACAAAAAGAGATAGATTTGGAATTGGCGCTTACATATCAAAATCCGGAAATTCATAGCTTATATCAGTACGCTCTTAAACAGGGAAAAAAGGTAGGTTTTGCTTCTGATATGTATCTACCTTTAGAGGTAATTCAAAAAATCCTTAATAAAAGTGGTTATGTGGAAATGGACTTCTTATATGTGTCTAGTGAGGTTTTGGCTAAAAAAGAAACAGGAGAAATGTATTCTAACATATCTAGAATGTTGTACTATCTCAATCTAGGTACAGATAAAGCTTTAATGATAGGTGACAATAAGCACAGTGACTATGATATGGCTATTAAAAGTGGATTTAAAGCCGTTCACTATCGCAAAACATTTTCAGAGCATGATTTTTGGTATAGACTAGGTTATAACGATTTAGGCTGTATTACTTTAGCCTTTGTAAGTTGGCTGCGAAATAGATTCAGAGAACAGGGTGTAGAGACAGCCTATTTTCTGAGCCGGGAAGGCTTAATATTTAAAAAAGTTTATGACTTGATAAGAGACTATAGCGACCCTAATTCAGAATATCTTTATGTCTCCAGAAAAACAACTCACCTTGCTGTAGTAGCTAATCTAGAGTGGGATGATTTTTTTAATAATCCTAATAACGAATTTATATATTGGTTTATTAGAAATCAGCTTTGTAAAAATGAAAGAGACTTTCTTAATTATTTAGGTTTGTATGATATGGCTGCCTCTAATGATTTGGATTACAGTAAGCTATCTTCTCATAAGAGAGAGCATTGTCAGGATAAATTATTGAAAAAGGTGTATTTCTACTTTAGGGAAGAATGTTCAAAATTTAGGCAGCGAATCTTATATTATTTGGCTCGTAAAATAAATTACTGTAGTAAAATAGCTATTGTAGATATAGGCTGGCAAGGATCTATCCAAAAAGCTCTGAAGATTCTACTAGATGATTTTACTACAATGCCTGAAATGTTCGGGTATTACTTCGCAACCTCTATGGGAGCCGATAAGAATAAAGAAATATTAAATTTAGAATCGTTTTTAGATAAGGATTGCGTTTGTCTAAGCAACGTTTGGTTAATAGAAAATCTATTTACTTGTGGCGAAGGAAGTTTAGTAGATTATGACGAGTTAAATCCGGTTATGGATGGTGAGAGAAAGCCATATGTAGAATGGATTCACAACGGTATTTTAGACTTTGTTGAAGATTTTAAAAATATGATTATTGATAATCCAGCTAACTTAGGTAAAATAAAATTTTCCCGGCTATTGACCTCCCCTAGTTTAGAAGAGGCTAATATGCTGGGAGAGATAAAAAACTACAGCGGTTCGGATGATTTTGGAGTTTATATCGCAAAACCAGATTTGTCTGATTTGATTAGGCAGTATAACAAGAGCTCAAATAAAAATATTTTTAGATTAAGATTATTAGATATGATTAATGCGGAGTTTTGATATGAAGAGAAAAAGTGTTTTAAATGTAGGATGTGGAGATAGTGTTTATAACATAATATCGGAACAGTTTTTCAATTCCGAAATGTGGCAAGAAGTTAGGTATGATATAAATCCAGATGTAAAGCCAGATTTTGTTGGAAGTATAACAGATTTATCTATCTTTGAGAATGACACCTTTGATGGAATTTACTGTTCTCATTGCTTAGAGCATATTCATACACACGAAGTAGTCATAGCTCTGAATGAATTTAAAAGAGTATTAAAACATAGTGGAATGTTGGTGATAATTGTCCCAAATCTATTAGTGGATTCAGATGCTTTATATCGTAATTTGAATGCTACTTTATTTGATACTATTGAAGGAAACTTTTCTATATTGGATTTGTTATATGGATTTGGTCCTCACGTAAAAAAAGATAAGTACCATGCCCACAAAACAGCATTTAATATTGCGACGTTGCGAGCTGTTTTAATTGATACGGGATTTGAGAAGGTGGATATATTCACTAAAGATAATAACTACAGTTTGTATGGAATTGGGTATAAAAAAGGAGAATAAAATGAATCGTGAAGATTGGGCATCATTATTGGATGAAGAAATTAAATACTGGGAAGATACTGTATCTAACGCCAATGGCAGATACCATACTATAGAAAGCTGGTTTAACTCGTATTCAGAGTTACAACCAGAGTATAGACCTTATGTAAACAAGGACAGTAAGATTATAGATGTAGGTGCTGCTGTTTGTACTAAGTTAGGAAAAAGACTTAACGGTAAAAAATTAAATATAAGTGCTACAGATGTATTAGCGGTAGAGTATAACCGGATATTGAAGGAAAACGATATACAACCTCCAGTTGTAACTAGAAACTGTGATTTTGAAAGTCTAGTAACAGTCTTTGGTGAAAATTTCTACGATTTTGTGCATTGCTCAAATGCTGTAGACCATTGCCACAATCCGTTAGAGGCTATTAAAAACTTGGTTTCTATAGCAAAAGCAGGCGGGTATGTATATATCACTGTTCACGAGAGAGAAGCTGAAAACTGCAACTATCTTGGATTACACCAGTGGAATTTTTATATACAAGACCACGATTTGTATTACTCAGATAAGTTTGGAAATGTAATTTTAGTGCCCTTTAAAATGGAAAAATTAGAATTAACTAAGATTGGGTGCCATAACGTGATAGAGTTTGTTATCAAAAAGTAAGGAAGTGCTATGAGTAGAATTACTTTGAAAGAATTAGCCAAACTTAACGAAACTATTGCGGAAAGCTTAGTTGAAGAAGTGGATGATAATTTTGTGAAAGTATCTGAAATAAAGTCTAAGATATTACTAGATTATTTAGAGCCTCTAGATAAGGTTATTAAACAAGGTAACGCTATGCTCGTTAAGCCTGAAATATTGGTAGAAGATCTAAACAAATTAATTTTAGAGATTCCTTTGGCTCAGCATTATACTTTTTCAAAATTAGCGGTATTGGGCGGTAAAGAAATTATAATGCGCAGAATTAAAAAAGAGTTATACAGTGATTCTTATCTAAGCGCAGAAGGAAATTCAAAAGAAAGGGATTTAATAGCAGAGCAAGATTCAGTACAGGAAGGGCTTGTGCTGGGTATATACGAATTAATTTTGGATGAGGTTAGAGAAAAAACCAAAGTTATGTACGAGCTTTTAAATTCTGCAAAGATAGTATTAAGACAAAAAATTTCAGAAGGAGATTTTAATAAGTCAGATACGGGAAGACCCGCAAGGTATTAAAGAACTAGAGGAGTTGAAATAATGGAAAAGAGCTGTAGTAACTGTGCAACCGGAATAGAATTTAAGTGCCCGGCTTCTTACGACCCAAAATATTATCTGGATTGTATGAATAATAACTATTCTAAATGGGTGTCCGTCGAACCTGTTAGAGAGATACCTGCTTGGGATGAGTATTTCTTCAATTTAGCTAAGGTAGCGGCTTCACGTTCAGGATGCATAAGAGCTCAAGTTGGTGCTGTTATCGTAGACCAATATAAGAAAGTGAAAAGTACGGGCTATAACTCTGTTCCATCAGGAATTGAATCTTGTTTTGCGAGAGGGAATTGTTATAGGCAAGAGAATAAGATTCCATCCGGAACACAGTATGAAACTTGCAGAAGCATTCATGCGGAACAAAATGCGATAATTCAAGCCGGAGAAGAAAAATGCCGTTGGTCTAGAATGTACATTTACGGGCATGAAATGGTATGTATTCTTTGTAAGCGTTTTATTATGCAAGCGGGTATTACTTTTGTTTATCTTAAAAAAGATGATAATTCAGAAGTTAAAGTAATCAGGGTAGATGAAGATTGGGAAGATTTGTAATAGAGTAAAAAATAAGGAGCAAAAAATGGTAAAAATGTTGTGGGTAGACACAGAAACGACTGGTTTAGATCCGGTTAAGAATGACATTATTCAGTTGGCTGGAATTGTTGAAATTGATGGAGTTGTTAAAGAAGAGTTTAATATAAAATGTCAGCCTTTTGACTATGAGACTATAAGCCCTCAGGCATTAGAGACAAATAAGATGAACGTTGAGCAATTAAAAATGTTTCAGGCTCCTCAAATAGCATATAAGCAGCTTGTGAGTATTTTAGATAAGTATGTTGATAAATACAATAAGGCAGATAAATTCACTCCAGTAGGGCAAAACGTTCAGTTTGATATAAATTTTCTTAGACAATTTTTTGTTAAAAACAATAATAAATTTTTTGGATCCTATGTTGATTACCACTCTATAGATTTGATGGCTTTATCCGGATTCTTTACTATAATCGGAAAAATAAAACCTGAAAATTTGAAATTAGGAACTATTGCCGAGATTATGAAAGTGGAATTTAATGCTCACGATGCTTTAGAAGATATAAAAGCAACTCGAGAAATAATGCTAAGTTTTAGACAGTTTATAAAGGAGTAAATTAATGGGAATAAAGTCGTCAAAAAGAACTCTTACGCTATTTACAGTAGCAGATATTGGATTGTGTGCCACGTCATATGACATTCATAAATATTTAGTAAGTAATCCTAAATACTGGACTAATTCCACTAAAATATTTAAACCTACTACAGATGGAAAAATAAAATATACAAGCGCAACCGAACAAATGTTAGACCATTTATATAAAACCCAAAGAAAGCAGCATGAAGAAGAAGGTTTTGGGTTTCGGGGTTATTTAATAATACCCAAAAAAGCCACTGCTATGGTTAGCAAATTAACTGATTTAGATCTATTGCAGTATGAAAAAGGAAATAATTATGGACACATGATTTATCCTTATTCTACAGTAAAAACTATAATAAAATATTATTTGGGAATAGGTTTAGAAGATATAAGCAATAGTGGTGAATCTTTTTTAATAAATGTTTTAACAGAGTTGAAAGGTAAAAGAACACCTAATAATTTTGGTAATGTAGGATTTTCAGCTCGTACTGTTGTTCCTAAAACAGAACAGGTAGAAACTTCAGCTCCTGAAACCTCGGTTATTAATAGGTGTTCTAAGGGAGAAAGAATTAATCAAACTTATATAAATTGCGGCAAGTTACTAAAGGTTTCTAAAGAACATACAGCCGATATTATAAAAGAATATAATAGTAGAAAAGGGAGCGATAAAAGAAAACAGGTTGCTATATGGGCTAATCATGAATTAGGTGTGTCTAAGCCGAAAGCATTAAAAATAATGGATTATTATAGTAATTTATGTAAAGGTAAAATAAATAATGAGGAGACACCATGTCCTTAGACGAACTTTTGAACGATGTTAATAAAAAGTATAAAGAAGCTATTTTTACTAAGGGAATTAGTTACGGCGCAAAGGCTCGTATTCCATTTAGTAGTATTAGAGCAAACTGGCCTCTTTATGGTGGAGTTCCTAGAGGAAAGTTAGTTGAGTTTTTCGGTCCTGAATCTAGTGGCAAAACCACAGCTTGTTTAGATTTAATTAAAAGCGCCCAGGAATTATTTCAAGAAGAGTGGGAAGAGGAAGTGGCAGCTTTGACTGAAGAAATTCCTACATTAACTAGAAAAGCTGATAGAGACCTGAAACAAAAAAGATTAGATTTATTAGAAAAAAGAGGTCCTCAAAAAGTTTTATTTGTAGACGCTGAAAACTCTTTAGAGGAAAGCTGGGCAGCGACTTTAGGAATAGACGTAGCTAGTTTGTTTGTATACACCCCTATGGCTGAGTGTGCTGAGGAAATTTTTGCAGTAGTTGAAAATTCTATCAATACCGGAGAGTTCGGATTAGTAATTTTAGATAGTTTAGGTACGTTGGTATCTAAAGATGATCTTAATAAAGAACTTACTGAGGAAGAAAAGATAGGGGGTATTTCAAAACCGCTTACTAGATTTGCGAAAAGAGCAGTAGGTTACTGCGCTAAGAACGATTGTACTTTTATCGGCATAAATCAGATACGTAGTGATGTTAAAAACCCTTACGCTCTTTACAGAACCCCAGGAGGGGATAATTGGCGCCACAGTTGTATGCTCAGAATAATGTTCAGTATTATGGAGTATATAGACGATAGGGGGTCTAAAGTTCCTAATAGTTGTGATAATCCACACGGACACAAAATCCAAATGAGCATTAAAAAAACTAAGGTATGCCGCCCTGACCGAAAGTTAAGCCACTTTACCCTCATTTATTTAGAGGGAATCGATACTATCGGAGACGCAGTTGATTTAGCGATAGATCCGGATTTAGGGTTAATTAATAAAATGGGTGCTTGGTATGCTTACGGGGAGGAAAAATTCCAAGGGCAACACAACGTTAAGGAATATTTTGAAAATAACCCCGAAGAATATGCAAAGTTATATGTAGAGCTACATCATAAAATGCTAGGAGAATAAAATGGGATTTATAAATATACAACAAAAGGAAGTTAAATCTAATAATAATTTAGAAAAATTACTCGACTACTACAGCGATTCCTACTACAAAAATAGCGTAAGTGAAATCTCAGATGAAGAGTTCGATGCTTTAAAAGAGCGCTATAAAAAAGAAACTGGAAAGGATTATGAAAAGGTTGGGGGAAGTTTATCTAAAAAGTTAAAAAAGGAAACTCACGTACACCAGATGCTGTCCTTAGAAAAAGTAAATACTCAAGATGGATTAGAGAAATGGGTTAGCAAATTTAGTCACTATGATACAGGATTATGTATTGATTGGAAGCTTGATGGTGTATCCCTAAGTTTGGTGTATGTTTATGGACATTTACTCAAAGCTGTAACTCGTGGAAATGGGAACGAGGGGGAGAACGTAAGCCATAACATATTTTATATAAAAATTAATGAAAAGAATGAAACCCCCGTTTTTATTCCAACATTCATAGATGACTTTAGAGATAAATCTTATATGGAAATAAGAGGAGAAGTTGTAATAAGCAAATCTAATTTTGAAGAAATGAAAAAGCAAAATCCGGAATTCGTCAGCGCACGTAATCTAGCTTCTGGATCTATTAGAACAAAAAATAATGACGGGGCTAAAGATAGAAATTTAGAATTTTTTGCTTATTACATCTATAATGAACAGGGTCTATCTGAAGATTTAGGTGGAATGGATATAACTTTAACTAACTTAGGCTTTAAGACCCCTAGAATTTCTTATTCCCCTAAGCCTGAGTTATTTCCAAATAATTGGTTTGAGGAGTTTGCCGGGCAAAAAGATAGTTTAAATTATCAAACAGACGGTCTTGTTATAAAGCTAACTAATAAAGAACTTATTGAAAAATTAGGAAATACTTCTCACCATCCCCGCTCAGCTGTAGCCTTTAAATTCAAATCTGATGAAGAGTGGACTATCTTAAAGGATGTAGAGTGGCAAACATCTGCAACGGGAAGAATAAATCCTGTGGGAGTTGTAGAGCCAGTTAGTTTATGTGATGCTATGATAGAGAATGTTTCCTTACACAACTTAGAAATTATAGAAGGGCTAAAGTTACACAACAACGACGAAGTTCTTATAACAAGAGCTAATGATGTTATTCCATTCTTAAAAGCAAGAAAACAAACCGATAAGAGTTGTAGAATAATAATTCCAAGTTTTTGCCCAGCTTGCAATTCCGCTGTATCTCGTAAAGATAAATTTCTATACTGCACTAACCCTAAATGCTCAGGGGTGCTAAAACATAAAATCCTAAAATTTTCCAATATATTAGACATAAATGGAATTGGAGATGTTACGGCTCAAAAAATAGCCGAAGACTTTGGAAAAGTTGATTTAGATTATTACACAATATTGGATATGACCTTAGAGGAATGGGTCTGGGCATGCGATAGTGACGTTTTAGGTCAAAAGATTTATGACCAGATTCGTACTTTATTAGAAAATAAAATAAGTCCTGCAAAAGCAGTAGCAACTTTATTTATTGAAGGTATTGGCATAAACGTGGCTGAAAAAATATTAGAGTATTTCACTTATCAAGATTTAAAGAAGATGACTTATTACGATTTTGTGAATATAGATGGAATCGGAACTATTTTAGCTAAAAATTTACACGAAATTAATAAAAACCCAGCTTATTCATATCTAGCCCCTTTTGTTAAAGAAAAAGAATCTTCACAAGTTTTATCTGGTAATTTGCAAAATTTAGCTTTTTGTGTAACAGGTACTCTACCTGTTTCAAGAACCGCTGCCGAGGATTTGATAAAACAAAATGGCGGAAAAATAAAAGGAATTTCAAAAGAGCTGAATTATTTAATAGTAGGAGACAGTGCCGGTGGTAAGTTGGAGAAAGCTCAAAAACTAGGAGTGAAATGTATCTCGTATGATGAATTTATGGGGATGTTATAATGAATGAACCTGTCAACGAAAAGCAAGCTTTTATAGAGTTACTCACGAGGCACGTATATAAAGTAGGTCTTAATATTCACTCTATGATAATAGAGTTAAGTTTACGAGCTATAAAGCATGATGCCAGTAAGTTTGAAGATGAAGAATCATCCTATTTTATCGAATATAGCCCCAAGTTAAGACATATGGAGTATGGCTCTGATGAGTATAAAGATTGCTTGGAGAAAATGCGTCCTGCATTAAATCATCATTACGAGGTAAATTCTCATCATCCGGAGCATTACCCCAACGGATTCACCGGAATGAATTTAGTGGATATAGTAGAGCTTTTAGCTGACTGGAAAGCCGCTGCTGAATTAAGTAAAAACGGAGATATTAGAAGATCCATAGAATATAATCAATATAGGTTTGGATATTCAGACGATGTTAAGCAAATACTGTTAAATACTGTAGACTATTTGGGGTGGAAATAAATGAGCGATGCTGTGAAGCTAACAAAAGAAAGACTTATTAGTGTCAGTAGTGAAATTATCCAAAGATCTATAAGTCATAAAACCAGAGAGGTTTTTGAACAGGTTAATCCTAAATCTTTCAATGTCAAATTTAGAAGATTCGATATGGGGCTAATGTATGGAAAGCTCAATACGATGAATCTTGTAGATTTGATAGAGATGGCAGTAGTTTTGACAGTTTATGCAGATGTGCATAAAAAAGATATTTTTGAAGTTATAAAAGAGCACAGGGCTGAATTTAACTATCCTAAAGAGTTAGAGGAAATATTGGCAAATACTTGTAGATACTTAGATTGGATGCCGGAGTAGTTATGGAAGATAAGAAAAGTACCCGTTATTTTAGCGGAATTCAGGAGAAAAAGATTGCAAAAAGCCTAGGTGGTAGAAGGCAGCCTAACTCAGGCGCTATGACATTCCGAAAAGGTGATATAGACTGCTCAGAGTTTCTCATAGAGGCTAAAACATCCACAACAGACAAAAAAGTATACAGTGTTAAAAAAGAAGAGTTGGAGAAATTAAATAGAGAAAGATTTAGAATGGGAAAGCAGTATGCGGCTCTTTGTTTTGATTTTGGTCCTTCGTCAGAAAGTGAAGATAGATATTATATTATAACAGAGAAAACATTTAAAGAGTGTATGGAGTTATTAAAAACGGAGGCGGACAGTGAGTAAATTTTTATTGAAAATTTTATGCCATATTTCAACTATCATAGGTGGATATATTTTATTCTGTTTGATAGTATTCAATTGGCTTTTAGATATTCTTCAAGAAATCAAAGATAGTTTATTAGATCTTAAATGGGATCTTAGTCGTAATTTCTCGACTAACTATATGGACGCTGTTAAAGCGACAGAAGAAGACGTGTTAAGTTATATTAGAAAGAAAAGGAGCAAATAAATGAGTTTATACAATTTGTATCGTCCGCAGAGATTCGAAGATGTGGTAGAGCAATCTTTTATCATCAAAATATTAAAAAATCAGATTAAGGAACAGAAAGTACACAGTTTATATTTGTTTTTGGGAAGCGCCGGAACTGGTAAAACTACCAGTGCGAGGATATTCGCCAATGAACTGAACGGTATTCCCGATGCCTATATAGAAGTGGATGCGGCTTCAAATAATGGCGTAGATAAGGTCAGAGGAATTATCGAAGATTCTTATAAAAAACCTATAGGAGTTCCCTACAAGGTTTATATAATAGACGAGGCTCATTTGCTGAGTGCTGGAGCCATTGGTGCATTTTTAAAGCTGCTCGAGGAGCCTCCTAAGAATGTGGTATTTTTATTTTGTACCACAGACCCGCAAAAATTCCCACAAACTATATTTTCAAGAGGTCAGCGGTTTGATTTCCAAAAAATAAGTTTTGAGGGAATATTGAGTAGGCTAATACATGTTTTAGAAAAAGAAGGATATGTTTGTGAGTAATCTCATTAACTTTACAAATAAGAATAAATACCCTATAATAGGAATGTCAAACCACGGAAATAGTATTGCTAAGAATTTGATATGCCAAGAGCATATTAACCCTCCTTGTGGTTTGACATTCAAAGGGAGGGTTTCTTATTTGGAAGGAACTGAGATGGTAAGAGAAAATATTTGCGGTATTTATTGGATTTTTAACAAGCTAAACGGAAAATGCTATATAGGGCAGAGTGTGAACTGCGAAAGTAGATTAAGAAGCCATAGATACTCTTTAAATAAAAACATTCATAGAAATAGTTATTTACAAAGAGCCTGGAATAAATACGGAGAAGAAAACTTTAAGTTTGAAATTTTAGAAGAATGCGCCTCTGAAGAGTTGGATAAGCTAGAGCTAGAGTGGCTTAACTATTTGGGCGGTTATGATGATAATGAAACATATAATTTAGGACCTATCTGTGGAGGAACCGTTAGTGAGAAAACTAAAGAAAAACTTAGACAATTAAACTTAAATATGTCGAATTCTGTTAAAGATCGTATAAGATCTACAGTTAAGCAGCATTGGGCTAACGGAGTTTACGCTGATAGAAAAATATCCAATAAACCTGTTTGGAATAAAGGGTTGTCGAAAGAAGATCCTAGATTATTTAGAAGTTGTAGAAAAGTTGGTGAATTTAAACATTCTGAAGAAACAAAAATAAAAATGAGTGAGGCTCATTTAGGAAAACCTGCTCAGAATCGTAAAAAAGTATTGTGTGTAGAAACAGGCATTATTTATTCCAGTATCAAAGAAGCCGTAGAGCTTACTGGAATAACCGGAATTAGTCAAGCTTGTACTAAAAATAAGACAGCGTGTGGATTTAATTGGAGGATTATACATGAATAAAAAAACTTATACTTTGGAAGCTGTGGAGTATCTTGCAAAAACGGCAGATGGCGGAATGAGGGAGGCGCTTTCATTGTTAGAAACAGCCTTGGGGTATTCAAAAACTTTAACTGTTGAGTCTGTAACAAAGGCTTTAAATGTTTGCGGGTATGAGGATTTGTTTGAGCTTTTAGGTTATTTGATTAATAAAGATAGAGCCCAAGCTATTAAGAAAATAGAAGATGTTTATATGTCGGGTAAAGAATTAAAAACATTCTTTAAACAATTCTTGTCATTAATAATGGATGTAATGAAATATCAATTTTACAAGGATTTCAAATATATTAAAATCCCCAATCAGTTTAAGAGTAATTTAGATTCTATTGAAGTAGATCTAAATAAAGAATTAGTAGCTATTAATTCTTTGTGTAATAACTTAAAAAATGAACAAGATCCAAAATTAATTGCGGAAGTTTCGATTACAATTTTGTGTGGAGTTTAAAGATGAATATTGTAGGACAAGATGAACTCATAAATCATATAAATGAATTAATAGCTGAAAATCATATGCCCAGATTTATAATAGTAATGGGGGCAAGAAAAAGCGGTAAAAAACTTATAGCAGAGTATATTGCCAATAAATTAGGAGATTGTATTGAGGTAGAGCAATCTACGGAAGCAGTTAGAGAAGCTGTTCAAACATCGTACAGGGTGGCAGTTCCTACAGTTTACCGGCTTAGAAATATTGAAGCTATGCACACTAATGCTAAAAATAGTTTATTGAAAGTAACTGAAGAACCGCCTAGACAGGCTTATTTCATAACTACAGCAACCAATGCTAAAGGAATTTTAGATACTTTAAAGAGTCGGGCATATGTTGTTAAAATTAATCCTTACTCTAAAGATTCTTTGATTGATTATGCAAGGGATTTAGATACAACCTGGAATTTGAATAACGAAGATATAATGCTTATCGGCAAGTTATGCGATACTCCGGGAGATGTTCAAGAGTTGTTGAAGTTAGATATAGTTAAATTGTGGAATGATGTTGGTGATTACCTTAGAAATATCGGAAAAACTTCTGGAGTTGAAAACTTCAAGGTTAGGCAATTGCTTAAGATAAAGGATACTGATAAAGGGTATGATATAGATTTGTTTATGTCAGCCTGTAAAAAGTGGCTTTATTGGAGCGTTAAGGACAAAGTTTGCGAGAGTTTCGAGCATTACGGTAAGGTAGAAAAGAGTTTGGAAGTAACCACAAAATATTTGAGTGAATTAGATATAAAATCCATTAGCAAGAATATGCTTGCTGATGCTTGGATTATGGCATTACGTGAAATCTGGAAATAGTGTAGAGCATATTTTGTAGAACTAAAGGAGTTGTGGAATGAAAAGAGAAGTAACAATGCGTGATTTATGGGAAAACAAAGAGTATTTAAGACTAAAGTGCAACGTGCAGTCTTTAATGTCGTTGCAGGCAGTGACTAATTCGTTTATTAGGGAAGATAAAGATTTAGCTGCTATGGTTGTTTTAAAATCTAGTAACCATGCAAAAAGACCCTGCGCTCATATTGCTGATATTGATAGATTCGTGGAGGCATTTAATCAGTTGTGGGATAAAAAGCAATCAGAAAAAAGTCCTGTATTTTCGGGCTTTTCTGAAACGTTAAGAGATTGTTTTGAGCAACGGTGTAATTGCAAATCTTGTTTCTATAATTCATTTGACAGTCTAAGAGGCAGATGTGTAATGAAGTCATATGTTAAGGCATTTGTAGACCAGTACGGTGCTGAAACATTAATAGCAGTGGGAGTTTAAAATGGATTTAATAACTTTAGTAAATAAAATAAAAGCAAAAAACTGTCCAAAAGTTTTAGTGTTTACTGGAGAAGAGCAGGCGGTGGCTAAGACATACATTAATGGAATAGCCAGAGTGTTCGGGCTTACTATTAGTAGAAAGGAAGATATAAAAATCGTTCTCGCCGATAGTAAAAGTAAAACACTAACCAATGAGAAAAAACTCTATGTCTTATACGAAGATAAGCTTTTTAGAAGGGCTGAAACTGTTTGGAAGAACGTGGACAAGCTTATAGGCGACAATTATCTAATAGCGATTTATCCTGAATTGGATAAAAGAGAAAAGTTTTATAAGCACTTCACCAATACAGCTTTTTTGGATGAGGAACAGCCTTTAGTTTCTTTTGAGAAGTTATCAGAAGACCAATTACTTAAATACGTATTCAAAGAAATTTCCTTGAATGCCGTCAACTCTCAAAGTCTTGTAAAGTTTTCTAATTTTGATTATGGACGTCTGTTGTTTGAAATTGATAAGTTGAAACAATTATATCTTGCAGAGGTAGCCGAAAAAGGATCCGCAGATTACAATGATATATTTCAAAGAGCGATTAAGTGCAATCTATTTTACAGTAATCCTGAAGATAGACTTTTTGATTTTGCAAACGCTGTTCTAAGCAATGACTATGTTAATTCTTTGAAATTGTTAGACGAATTGCAACAATATAATGAAAATAATTTAAAAGCGTTGGCAGCTTTATATACCAATTTTAAAAACATGCTACTTGTGCAGGGGTGCCCGGCACAGGCTACGCCTGAATTAACGGGATTATCAAGTGGTCAGATTTATTACTTACGTCAACAAAAAAATCACTATACGACTCTCGAATTAATTGAAAATATAAAGATAATTAGATCTGCCGAGAAAGGAATAAAAATCGGTTTATTAGATTCTGAAATAGCTTTAGATTATGTGACGTGCCAACTGTTGCGGAGGTAGTTGTGGATATTCATAGAAATGCGTTATTGAAAATACGGGAATATTTTGACGAAATTGAGGATATCGACAATAATAAAGAATATTCCCTTTCTAAGATAAAAGAGGATATTTTAGACTATATTAAAATGGCTGTAGGGGATGAGTCTTATTTTAAAAAGTGCTGCTCCTATAAGCCTACTGTTCAAAAAGATGGAAAGGTGTACTGTATTAAGTGTTATAATGAGGAGTTTAATAATGTCGGAGCTTAGAATTTTTATTGGGTGTTTAGGAAGTGGAAAAGGTTTTCGCTGTGATAAGTTAGTAGAAGAGCAAAATTACGTTAAGATTGACTTCGCCGATGAGCTTAGGGAGTGCATTTATACACTCTTTAACTGGAGACCTAAGAATGATGAGGAGTATGAAATATTTAAAAAATCAAAATGCAATATGTCTTATTTTAAAAATGAGCAGCTTAACTGCATGTTTGATTTAACTGGAAGAGAGTTACTTCAAAAAATGGGAACGGAAGTAATTCGTAAAAGAATACCAGATTTCTGGACAGAGTGCTGGCATATAAAAACATTAGAAGCGCTGAGATCTGGAAAAAGTGTCTGCTGCTCTGATTTGAGATTTTTAAATGAGCTTCAAGCTGCCTTGATGTTGAAATCTGGGTTCGATGTTAAATTTATTTTTACAGATTATAAATCTGACAGGTATAGCAATACAAACGAGCACGTTTCTGAAAAATTAGCGCAAAAAATTCTTAATGACGGCTTCAAACACGAAGAGGAGTTGCCGTTGGAATATCTAAAAAAACTGTCATTGGATAAAGATCTTATAAAAGCTATGGAGGTATGATGGAAAACGAACCTATTAATAATCTCATATCCTATTATGAGAAAGAACAGAACGAACACAAGCAATTTCAACTATATTGTGAAATGTGGGACAAAATTATAAAACCGTCTAACGTAATATTCGACAATAATAAAAAAGGTTAAAATATAATAATAGTAAGGGTTTACACTGTTTGCACTGGTTGACCTATAACCCCCGTAAAAGTTTAACCCCTTATGAAACCCCATAACCCACAATTTAAAACTGTTTAAAACGTTTGTACGAGTAACAAAATTGTAATAATTAGTATAAAGGAGGACAAAGTGGCAACAAAGATTATATGTGACCATTGTGGAAATGAAATCTTAGCGGAATCCAATCAAGTAACTGTAAGACGCCGAGTTAAGGATAACGATAGAGTTCTTACTAGATACCTAACTAAAGAACTTCACGAACATTGTTTTAACGTTGTGTTTTCAACGGATATACATAGTATAAAGGAGTAAGAATGAACATATTTAAAAGGCTGCTAATTAGTTTAGCAGTTGTTAGTATTTCTGCTCAGGCAGGGGCTAAGGAAATCTATTTACATGAAAAGTCGGAATATCTAGATGAAAAGTTAAAAAATACAGCCGGAATAGGAGTAAAGTTTAATAACAATCTAGATATAAAAGGAGGAATTATTTATCAAACCGCTCCAAATAAAGATAGTTATGGAGCTATGGTGGAAGTTAAAGTGCCGTTATTCAAGGATAAGAAAAGGAGTTAATTAAAATGAATGATAGACAGGTAAGTCAGGAAGTGAGGCTATTAGGATATACACCTCAACCGCTTAAAGTAGTGTATTCAGCAGCTAGAACGTGTTATTCAGAAGATAATGCCCTAGAGATGTTTGATAAAAATATTTCAGAAGAAACAATGCTAAAGCTGGTAAATAAAATTTTAGGATATGGTCACGAAAGTATTATAGAGCATTTTTATCTAAACTTTGCAATTTCTGGAGTTTCGAGAACTCTATCTCACCAACACGTAAGGCACAGACACGCTACGTTTTCTCAAAAAAGCCAAAGATATGTTACTTATCGTACTCCGTTTAAATACATAGTACCGCCTAAAATAAATCCAGATAAAATTTACACATTGAATGCTGAATCTCACCCAACTTTGGCTTTATCCTATAACGAACTTATGGGTATAATTCAAGATTTTTATGGTAAGATGTTGGATGACGGAATTCCAGGCGAGGATGCTCGATACATATTTCCAAACGCTTGTGAAACATCCTATATATTTAGCTGCAATTTTAGAGAATTAATGTATATATCTAATTTGAGATTATGTTCTAAGGCTCAGTGGGAAATTCGTTCTCTAGTAGGCAAGTTATGTAATTTAGTTATGTTTGAAGAGCCTTGGACTACAAAGTTCTTAGTTCCTAAATGTGGAAAGTATCTCCAGTGCAAGGAAAAAGACCCTTGTAAAATGATAGAAGTATTTTTAAGTAGGTTAGAGGCGAGTAATGGTTAATTTGGATCCAAATTATAAATATTTTACAATGCGGGGAGTATGTCATACTTTTGCAATTAGCCACGATGTAGTGAGAAAGTGGGAGGATTATGGTATCCTCCCTTGCACAAAAAAGACAAACCACAAATACTCCAATAGATATTTTAGCCTGAATGAAATGAAATTTATAGAATGGATTTGCTATCTGAAAGTTAAGTATAATTTAAACTTAGCTAGTATAGCTATTATATCTAAGTTAATGCAGGCATCTGAGATAGACCCCGATAATCTAAAGCATCACACTGACAGATTGATTAAAGATATGGAGAGAGAGGGGCGCTTACGAAAATCATCGGGGAGAATAAATTTAAAAGGTCAAATTGTAGATGATGAGTATGTTGTTCCTCCTGAGGCTTTAGCTGCCTTAAATGAAAAATACGGAAGTGGTGGGGATATACCTGACGAGGAGGAGTGGGATGACTGTGATGAATAGACTATATTCTCATTGTCAAAGATGTGGAAAGCCTTTGAAGTCAGAAGAAAGTAAAAAGTTGGGCTTTGGTCCGAATTGTTTTCAAAAAATACAAAGTAATAAGCTTCGTAGAAATGTCTTTATAAAAGATTAGAGAGGTACAGATGTCAGAAACTAAAGAACATTACATCAATGTCTGGTATGGTGATGGATCCGGAAAAACCACGTCAGCTTTAGGAAAGGTAATGAGAGCCTACGGTCAGGGTTTAAATATTTTAGTAGTACAATTTTTAAAGGGTGTTGGCAGTTGCGAGTATGGGGAATTAAAAACTTGCGAAAAATTAGGAATTAAAGTTATCCAAACGGGTTCAAACAAAATTGTTTTAGAGAGCAACAAAACTCCGGCAGATATTTTAGAGGCTCAGGAAGGTTGGGAATTACTATTGTCAGCCATTCAGTGCGAGAGTTATGACCTGATAGTTTTAGATGAGTTGTTGCCGGTTTTACAGCTTAATTTATTGAATTTTGATGCTGTGATTGAATGGCTTCTACAAATGAAAAAGAGCTGTAATTTAATTGTTACGGGACGTATATATGACAGAGATAAGCTTAACAAAATAAAAGATATCTCAGATTTAATGTCTAAAATAGAATGTGTTAGACACCCCTTCAACACAAGATGTAAATCCTGTAAAATCGAGTTCAATTATAGATTTCAATTCTGCCCTCATTGTGGCAAAAAACTTACAGCGTGTGTAGGACCGAGAAAAGGAATAGAGTTTTAGGAGATAAAATGAATAATACAATGAATTGCGGAGCGGAAAGAAAATTTGTAGTATTAAAATTAGATGATATAAACCACCTAGACGCACATTTTAAATTATCATTGAGAAGTGTTCAAGATGCTATTTGGCACTATAGATTAAGAAGTAAAAAGAAGCTAGGTAACGAGTATATTGTTATTAATACAGATGAGCCTTATTTTTGGCTTATAAAATTAGTTATGAAGATGTTTGGACATTGGGGTTAATATGCCAATAGATAAGACAGCAAAAGATTATACTGAAAAAATAATAAATCAAGATTGTTGCCCAAAATGCAAATCTACAAATATAGTAAAGGGCTTAGTTAAATATATTTGCAAAGACTGCTTTAATTATTTTTCAGATCCTATTATAATGCCTATAAAATACGGATTTAATATGTCAACGTTTACAAAAAGTTTTACTCCTACCCCGCACATAGAATCAAAGTCAAAAAGCGGGCTACAGTTTAAAACTACAATGTCAGTGGATATGAGAGGGCTATATGGCTAAGAAAAATAAAAATTTTGATGATTTTGACGACTATGATAATCCACATATATTAAAGGATGATAATTTAAAAGTTCCGGAAGTTATTCAACCAACCGGA